CTTGTGCTGTGCCATCAAATTTAAACGCATTCCAAGTACTATCAAATGTAGTTCCACTTCCAACTGTCCCCGTCAATCCATTCCCAGACTTATCCGTCACAGTCGCGGGCATGGATGTGTAATCCTGACCATCGTAATACACCTCCAACCAATCCGTGTTTGGGACGTTTGGTATGGAACGCATGATAGTGTCTGTCCCATGGGCTTCGGGGTCGTATTCGGGGGTGCCATAGTACTCGAGTTCGCCGATTGCCATGAATTGATCGGTGCTATTTTGTCCCGCTCTTTTGGTCACCTGCAGTCTGAGGTAATTGTAAAAACCCGTGGCATTGACTTGCACTTGCTCGTACGTATTACCATTTATTGTCATACCACCATAGGTGAGGCCACTAAAAAACGTCAGTTCAGACCAGTTGCTACCATCGTTACTGCCATAGAGATAGCCTTCGCCCGGTGAATCTTCTGGTATATAGGTACCAGTTTCTCTCGTTTTAATGATGAAATGTAAAACATTGATTGCGTCGGGTAACTGCAAATCTATATATTCACCGCGACGGTTATTGAATAAAGTCGCACTTGAAGTGGCCTCACCGGTCGATGAGTCATATAAATCGCCAACAGCCCACCCCACATTGCCATCTATTGTGGTATCGAACGCTTTCCAAGGTGCGTAGTTGGTATAATCATCACCGAGGACACTCGTGGCACTCGCCGTGTACCCCGCCGTCGTCGCTCCAGTCATCGCCACCCTCGGAAATTTCATAAACTTCTTAGAACGCACGTACTCTGTTACTACATTAGAATTGTATTTAATGGATGCCGTGTTTGAAACAGATCTCAAGTTCATTTCACTCACGATGTCCAAATTGTGTCGGGGGTCCGTCATACCAATACCAACATTCCCAGTCGTCGTATCCACAAACAGGTTCGCCGTGCCCACCTCGAGGTTCGATGAAACCGCCACGTTCCCCGAAACTTCGAGCGATGCCCCCGGACTCGTCGTGAGGATCCCGACACGATTTGTCGAGGAATCCACGTGAAAGGTCGAGGTGTCGACCGTCACATTCCCGGTGACTTGTAGGTCCCTCCCCACATTGACGTTCGCCGTCGTTTGCAGACCCGTCGTCGCATTCGTCGAGATGATCGTGTCTCCCGTCGAATTATTTTCGTTCGTCACGTGATCGAGACCGTACGCGGCGACTACACTAAACTGTCCTATCTCGAGGTTCGAGACGGAGACGTCCCCATGGACGTTCATGTGAAACGGGATACTCTCGTCCATCGTGATCGTGGTATCCGTGTGTTTACCTTGTGTGTATCCTACGCGGAGCGTGTCTTCGGACTCGTCGAATATGATGGCGACGTTTGCACCAGGTCTCTGAATCACAAAACCTGTATCTAGAATACCAGTCGTGTTATTGTTCGCGAGTCCGATGATCGGATCATCGACGGTGACTGTGGTACTCCGAATGGACGTGATTTCCCCAGTGACGGCGAGATCCCCCGTGACGATCAAAGAATTCGCCGTGAGCGTCCCGACATTCGCGGACCCGTGGATATCGAGTGCAAAGTTACCCGGGTTCGTTGTATGCACACCCACGCGCCCGCTCGCCGCATTCGCGTAAAGTGCGGACGCCACGGTAAGATTCGAGGCGTGTGCGTCGGTCACGTCGAGTTTGTTGCCGATCGTGACGGTCCCGGTGGACGTATCGACCACGAGATTCCCGGTTCCTATTTCGATATTAGAGACACTCACGAAACCTGTGGTGTCGTTGGTAAATTGTACGGTGTTGGAGACGGTGTTCCCGAGATTCGTGACGACCTCGAGATCATACACGGGTGCGACGTGGACGGCACCGAGGGTCACGGCAGCCATCGCGACATTCCCGTGTATCACAAGCACATTAGAGCCTGTGTCCTCGACTTGAAGATTCGAACCCACGGAGAGCGTGTTGAGGGGATTGAGATTCGCGATCCCCACGTTGGACGTGGTGACGATCTTACTACCCCTGAGGGTGGCATTCGTCACGTCTAAAAAGCCTGTTGGAGAATATATAGGCATATCTAATATATCGGGAGAGAATTATATACTTAGATAGTGGCCACAAAAATTGTTTAGGTTATTGTTCAAATTACCAGCTTCTAACCAAAGTCTAAAATTATCACCCGTGTTTAAGTATACTATCCACGAACCAGAAATATTTTCATAGGTTGATGTATTTTCGTGATACACACCTGTATAACTTGTATTAGTCGAACCAGGTAATTTATCATTATTTACTCGGGCTTGAACGAATACAGTACCACCCGTATTTCGTGATAAATCATGAAAATTAAACTGGTAATACCCTGGTATAGGAGCCGTAAATATACCCGTCGATGCGTCATAACCACCACCTTTATTAATCTGAACTTTACTGTAAATTATAGTACTTGGAGTGGCATTTGGTGGATATTCTTCGCGATGTACACTAAAAAACACCGGGCACCCCCCTCTTATGTCGCCCCGCACGTCAAGTGTTGCTCTCGGCTCCTCAGTACCCACCCCCAAACGCCCACCCTTGAAGGTCAACGCGTCCGGACTCACTTGGAAGTAGTCCTTTTGGTACGCGTACAACTGCCACACCTCGTCGGCGGTGAGGGCTCGGTTGAAGAGGCGGAAGTTGGCGATTTTGACGTTTGCATGTCTATTTATCGTACCATTATCGTTTCTAGCTCCTAATAGTAACGGTGCAGAAGAAGAAATTGATGTTATTGCTTGACCGCTACCGGTGGCTACAACACTAGAATTGATGTATAAATTTATGTCACCACTAGAAGATATGAATGTTGCTGTGACATGAATCCACTCACCGTTATTTATAGTATTATCAAGTGTTTCAGCTACAATACCCGGTGTACTAGAACCCCATATAAAAGCTCTTAGACCACCCGAATTTTCAAAATTTATACCAAAGGCGGTGCCTACATTTCCGACCCCAAATGTAGCAATATAATCATCGTCACTCATGTTTATGGGATTTATCCATGTAGACATCGTATATCCAGATTGCAATGAATGTCCAGAGAATGTTCCTTGAATGGTGTCATTCACCCCATCAAAACTGAACGCGTTATACTCGGAATCAAATCCAACCCCATTCGCGAGCGCCCCCGTCACACCATTCCCACTGAGATCTGTGACCGTCGTACCACTTCCCGAGTACGACGTGGTATCGTTCGCGTCCCAATACACCTCCAACCAATCCATGTTCGGGACGTTTGGTATGGAACGCGCGATGACGTCCGTCCCGTGGGCTTCGGGGTCGTATTCGGGGGTGCCGTAGAAATCTAGAACCCGGATGGATACACCAAAAGCAGCCGCGCTGTCTCTCTTTGTCGCGACGAGTACAAAAAACGTATAATAGTCTGTTGAGTTTACATTGACGGTTACACCGGCGGGAGTTCCCTGGCGTGCAGCTATCCCAGTGAATTTACCTAGATCTGTCCACGTGTCCCCGGATTGTTTTTTTGCATATATGTAGAACTCGTCAACCGTGTTTGCAGCAGTGCTATAAATCTGAGACACTATTCGTACATCATACAATTTAATGGGCGTCGGAACTTCTAAACCGATCCATTGACCCAGTTCGGTTTCCGATGCCAAACGTGTAGTACCACTGTAAGCACCACTTGTTCCGTTGTAATCACTACTTTCACTATACCACCCCACGGTATCACTTGGATCGTTATCAAAGGCTTTCCAAGCCTCATAAGAACCACTCCTCTGATTTGAAAATGTGACTTTATACCCATTTTCGTATGCATTGCTTGCCCCGCTCGTTAACGCCACCCTCGGATACTTAATTAACTTCTTAGAACGCACATACTCCGTGACCACGTTAGAATTGTATTTAATGGATGCCGTGTTTGAAACAGACCTCAAGTTCATTTCACTCACGATGTCCAAATTGTGTCGGGGGTCCGTCATACCAATACCAACATTCCCTGTCGTCGTATCCACAAACAGATTCGCCGTGCCCACTTGCACATTTCCAGAGACGTCGAGCATCTGCGATGGCGAATCCGTCCCGATCCCCACATTCCCATCCCCCTTGATGATCATGTGCGTGGTCCCACCCTGAATATTGGAGAACGCGATGTCCCCCGTGAGTTCTGGTTGGTCGTAATCTGTCCCCGATTCGAGACGAAGGGTCCCACTCTTCGCAAGGATCCGCGCGGCACTCGTGGTGGTCCCCTCTTGAAACCGAATCGTGGGGTCGTCTTCCTTGATGTAAAGCGAGGCCCCGTCTGGGACCGTCGTGCTCGTACCGATGCCTACGCTGGTGTTCGCCAAGAGATAACTCGCACGGAGCTTGGCGTCTTCCACCTCCAAAATACCGCCGGGTGTCTTGATGGGCATTTAATATATCGGGAGACAATTATTAAATGCGTGTGGCGAACACCGAAGGTGTTCTTGGTACGGGGTTAGTTACGAGTAACTGCGTTATTTGGGAAGACAACTCCTACGGAGTTGGGGCTTGAGGCCAAACTGGGTTCTTGGGATCGGTGGTGTTCGAGGGGAGGTCACGGAGGGCTTGCATGTACGTTTTCCATTCATCGGGAACGGGGGTGTCTGTAGTAAAAGATTTCGTTGCGACCCAATCACATTGTGTGAGCCGCTTATTGCGCTCCTCGCGGAGTTCTTTCCACGGTTGGGCGTCGATGAGTTCTTGGAGTTTGGCTTCGAACTCCTCCTTGGGGGGTTTTTCGTGCCCGTCCTCGGAAAATTTGATGGAATCCCACGTATCTAAAAATGAATATGCCGGTGGTTCATCTTCGTAGAAGGATTTCATCGCTTCAAGAAACATTGTTGCGTGGCGAGCCGTACGTTCAGTCTCGTCGAGTTCTCGAAGCATTTGTTATATTAAGAAGATAAATAAAATCCCATGAAACCGTTAAAACCCCATCCTACCCCATACAAGGAACCATTTTCCAATTTGACACGCATTCTGTCACCTTTGCGCATGTATTGGATCGTTGTCATGCCACCAGTTTGGTGTGCGTATGTACCTCCACTACCATATGGTCTTGATTGGTAATGCGTCGTCCCTTCCACTAATGAATTGTTGAGGTAAAAACTCAATTGACAAATGTAAGATTCATTTATATTCATACCGTAACAGCTGAAATAATAATGCCCAGCGACGGGTGCCGTAAAAAATCCAGTTGTGCTATCGTATCCGTAATGTTTGTTAGTGTTCACACCCGTGATCCAGCCATTGGCTCCAATATTGTTCCAAATGATTGGATCGGTGGTTGCAGATAAGTGTCCATCAGTTTTTGACGCACAAAAAAATGCAGGGTTTTTACCCATAATCGTTCCTCTCACATCCAAAGCAGCCATTGGCTCGAGAGTACCGATACCCATGCACCCATTCTTGAAACTGACGACGTCTTGATATCCATAGCCGAATCGCGCGCGCTCGGATGCATACAATTGCCAAACTTCTCGTTCTTTGAGAGATCTCCCAAAAACTCTCACGTTCCCGATAGATCCTGTAAAATTGTACCCAGCGCTTTGGTAAGTACCAACCCGTAAAACACCCGTTGAGGGTATCGATAGAGACGCTAAGGCAGCCGCTGACCATGCACCCAGGGGTTCTCCATTGAGGTACATTGACGAATACGTTGGGTACGTGCCACCTTCCTTATACGTACCGACCAAGTGGTACCAAGTGTCGGATTCCAATTTTGCGAATGCGTTGATGTCCGCACCATGATGATAAAATGAAACTTTGTTAAACGAATTAAATACGAATAATCCAGCCGCACCACCGACTGTTGAGTCACCGATCGTCGAACGATAATCGAATATTAATGGATTTGGATTGTTTGTATAATCTCTTGCAATCTTGAACCACGCGGCAATCGTATGTGATTGATCTCCAGAGAAACCCAATGTGAGCCCAGCTTGTAAAATGCCACCGTCTGACGGGATAACGAAAGCACCGTACGTGGTATCGATGGTGACGTTATTCGATGAGGCGTGTCGACCGTTTCCACTCAGATCGAGGATGGTGTTCGCGGTGGCATTCGCCGGATTGCTTGTGTAATCCTTGGCATCGTAGTAGAGCAGTAAATGATCGTCACTTGCTGCATTAGGTACGAATCGCGTGACCACGTCGGTTCCATGGGCTTCCGCGTCGTACTCCGGAACGCCTTCAAATTCTATTTCGGCTATTTGTACCGAATCTACATTTGCAGCAGTTCTGCACTTTTGTACGACGATGGCGTAGTACTGGTAATACGTATCGGAGTCCATTTCGAATTCCTGATTTACGTAATTTCTCCAAAACGAACCGACCCACGAACCGACCACGTACCAGTTCAAGTCGTCGTTCGAACCGAGCACTGTGGCATCTTCCGGGTTTCGTACATCAAGTGTTGTCCTGTTCGTGAGTCGCAGACTTTTGAGTTTGATTTTTTCTTCGAGTTTAAGTTTTATCCACTCCCCTTTGTATCGCGTACCCTGAACATCGTCAATGTATTTGTCCGATATATAGCCACCTGTCGCGTCATACGTGGAACCGGCGCTGTGCCAGCCCTGAGAGCTCACACCACCGGTGAAATGATTGAAAGCTTTCCATGGGTCCCAGTTGGCAATATTGGTACTCGCACTCGCCGTGTACCCACCCGTCGTCGCTCCAGTCAAAGCCACCCTCGGATACTTAATCAACTTCTTAGAACGCACATACTCCGTGACCACGTTAGAATTGTATTTAATGGATGCCGTGTTTGAAACAGACCTCAAGTTCATTTCACTCACGATGTCCAAATTGTGTCGGGGGTCCGTCATACCAATACCAACATTCCCTGTCGTCGTATCCACAAACAGGTTCGCGGTACCAACTTCAAGATTCGACGAAACCCCAACGTTCCCAGTCACCGTCAAGTTCTCACTCACCGCCAAGTTCGCACCCACATCCACGTTCTTTCCCGCATACACATTCCCCACGACCCCAACGCCTCCCGCGACCTTGAGTGCACCCGTAAACTTATTCGTCGACGCGTCCGTGTTCGTGATGTTGATCGCTTGGGCGCTGTCCCCACCCACGGCCGTCACAGAATCGAGGTCAAATGTTTGTCCGAGCGTAAACGATTGGATCGTAAACGTATTCGCGACGCTGAGGTTTCCGTTGATGTTTACGTTCAATGGATTCCCCGTATCCATTGCGATTTCTGTTTCCTCCGCATTGCCGAGTGTGTATCCAATCTCGAGGTTACTCGTCGTTTCGTCGTAAATGATGGCGACGTTTCCACCACTCGGTCGGGTCATGATGAGCCCGAGGTCGTTGACGGGAGACACGAGGTTATCTTTTCCGATCTCTATGATGGGATCTCTTATCATGAGATTCTGTTGATCGAGTGTGACGGTAGTTCCAGTCACGATGAAATCCCCTTGAACCGTGAGATCCCCTGTGACGGTTCCCGAAGATGCCGTGAGTGCACCCACATTCGCGGTTCCGTGTACGTCCAAACGCGCGGTGGGTGTATTCGTGCCTATACCCACATTCGAGGTGGTCACATCCACGAAAAGATTGGCAGTACCGACCTCCAAGTTCGATTGGATCCCGTTATCGAGACTTATTTGTGCCGTGGTGTTCATGATACCCCCGTTGATGGTAAACGATTCCGCGAAGATGCGCCATTCCCCTATATTTACGGACGTACTACTCCCGGCAGATTTTGTCGCGACCAAACCATACTTTGAGTACCCATTCGTCGCGTTCACAGCGAATTTACGCACGTCTGTGACACTGGACGGCGTGACGTCGCTCCAGTTCGCGACTTCCGTCCACGTGGTTCCGTCGTTGGAACCATACACATTTGCTGAGCCAGGGAACGACGCCGCGGTCACCGCGGGTGTGATCGCGATGTGTCTCACTGTCGCCTTATACGGAAAGTCTATGCGAATCCATTCGCCGTATTCGGTCGAGGACGACAGTCTGCTCCCAATAGAGGTGTTATATGTGTTATTCGTCCCTGTGTAGGACGTCCCAGAAGTCCAGTGCGCCGAAGACTTATCGAATGCGTTATGTGCGTCGGATGCGGACGTAGACACGGCGTAGGTGCCGTGATTGTCTATGGCAGTAGAAGCACCCGTCAAAGCCTCGGGTGGTTGTTCGGACACGACCGAAAATTTGTTTGAAATGAGACCCCCGGAATCGAGCATCTCACCCGTGACTGCGTCATACGTGACGACGTTCGTCGCGAACTCGGCGATGCGCATGTTTGGAATCAAAACATTCGAACCAAATTTGAGGTATCCACCGAGTTCTATGTTTGAGCTCACATTGAGACCCTTAGACGCATTCGTCAGTACGATAGTATCACTCGTTTCGTTAAATTCAGCAGTCACGTGATGTAGACCATATGAAGGAACGATCCCTATTTGTCCCAAAGTAAGAGTCAACGCGTCCATGGCCACGTTTCCGTTGACGACGAGCACGTTAGATCCGACATCGTCGACGTAGAGATTGGAACCCACGAATAGATTCCCGTTTACGGTCACGTTATCACTGAACGTTTTATCACCTGTGAGCGTGATTTCTCCACTCTCTATGTTCGTGATTCTAGAAGAGTTATCGGACAAGTCATTCGAAATAGTCGTGATTCTCGAAGAGTTATCGTCTAAATCAGTAGAGAGTGCGACGCCCTCGAGCTCCGTACCTTTGCCGATGAAATAGTTTGCTTCCACGTTACCCGTGGCGACGATACCCACGTTTGAATTCGTGAACTGTACCGTGTTTGATGTCACGTTTCCGTTCGTGGTAATCGTTTCCAAATTAGACGCGATGTTTGATAAGAGTCCTCCGTCCCCTTCGTATATCTGTGCATTTATGGTACCCACGACATCCAATTCGTATGCGGGTGTCGTCGTACCAATACCCACGCGCCCGGTCGTCGTATCCACAAAGAGATTCGCGGTACCGACTTCTATGTTCGAACGGTAATAGAGTGAGTCCGGACCGTCGGTCCAAAGGGAACTCATGAATTCCGAACCACCTTGGTAAAAGTTACCCGTAAAGTTAATGTCCCCCTCGACATCGAGTGTGTACGCGGGTGTGGTCGTGCCTATACCGACGTTTGAGGTCGTGGTATCGACAAAAAGGTTACCGATACCCACTTCCACGTTGGAACGGTAATAAAGGGATTCGGAACCATCGGTCCAAAGGGAACTCACGAATGGCGCACCACCTTGGTAGAATGATCCCGAGAGATTGATGTCCCCACCAACATCGAGTGTGTATTGTGGATCTGTGACGCCTATACCCACACTTCCCTGTTGGAAAACGACGTTGGATTCACCCGCGTAGGTCCACTTTGTTCCATTCGTAATCTTGAGGTTACGAATCTTACGACCATCGATGGACGCTGAAGAAAAGTTTATGTATTCGCCGTTGACATAGGGTGTCTCGCGTTCAATGTCTTGGTAAAAGAACTTTCGGGATGCACCCAGACTGATGGCGATTCGACCACGCTCGTAATTAATCGCGACCTTTTGCCAGTTTTCCGTGGCCGTGAAAAGTCCAGAGACAGTGGCTTCCGTGAGCGTAGTTCCGTCGTATTTGAGTGTGATCTTGTCGTTATCGTCATTAAACGTAAAAGAGTACCCGTTACCACCGATGTTTGTGCTGCTAAAGATGTTGGAATAGAGCGGACCCGGATTGGTTCCCGATCGAATATCCATCTCGAATTCCATCACCCACGAATTGGGAAGCTTTTGACCCCAATACACGTACCCATTGGCGAGATCGAGGTAGCCATTTCCAGTGTCTCGAACCCCTGGTGTACTTGTAAATCCGGTGAATGTCGTCGTCGAAGCTTGGTCATCGTAGATGAGGATCGCGTTGGATCTCGTCACATTGAGGGCGGTGTCAACACCCTGAATGTTGGAAACCTCCAACTTGCCAACCCGCAACGTGGCATTCTTAATATCTAATGTCCCAACGGGAGATTGTATAGACATTTAATATATCGGGAGAGAATTATTAAATGTGTGTGACGAACACTGAATGTGTTTAGTTAGGGGCTTCGGGCCACACAGGATTTGAGGGAGGTCGCGGAGGGCTTGACGGTATTATACAGCCTCCAATGCTTGCACCCGTGCGAGAAGATCCGCTAGTTGTGTCTCTAATGTCACAGTCTTCACCTTTTCAGCTTGAAGTTGTCTATCAACTTCCTGTAAAGCGGCCGTCGCGACTGTCCAAATGGCAGACTTTTGTAAAGACACGAAATCATTAACCTCTTGACCGTACACAAATAATTGATTTCCAGATATCACATTTCCCGATTCATCCACTGAACCAATCCAACCACTCAAATCTTCCTCCACACGAATGGTGTGTTCGTCTATCACCTCTACCAAATGAATGTCGCGGTCTTCACCATCAGTGCCCTTGGTTCTCATGAGTGTGGTCGCATTACTCTCCAAGTTTGCTGTATTGAAGTTTGTGAATGTGATGACGTTTGATTGTGAGACATTTGCTAATTCGTAAATGTTTGGAATGGTATTCTTTATGAGTTGTGTTGCATATGGGAGTGTTTCCCTGACTTCCTGTGCGATGAAACCCCACACGGGTTCTTCTCCTTTCTCAATATCGTCTCTGTACGTGTATATCTTTGGTTTCAATAACCTCAAAGTCTCCAAAGCACTTCCATCTTGTACATCCACTATATTGTCCTTGATACGACGGTCGCTAAAGACTTGTAGTTCGGAACACGCTATATGAGCCGATGCATACATTGATAGTGGTCTTGAAGTAGTGGTATAAGAATTACCACCACCTACATTGTAATACTGTGCCCCCAGAGTGTAATTAACACTACCATTGATGTGAAGTTTTCCTTGAGTTGGATTCGTCGTCCCAATCCCGACGTTGCCATTGTTTTTTATGGTCATTCTTTCAGTTACAAGGGAAGCAGGATCAAAATCACTACCACTATCTTGTCTCGTGTAAAATTTTAGACCTGTACCTGCTCCGGACGTCGCATCTGGGTATGCTTCTATTTTCGCATAGCCTCTAGTATATGTAGTTGAAGCGGGTTGTATTATTATAGATGACGCTATGTCAGCACCACCTGGATTGCGAACATGTAAAGCCGTTGCCGGATCATCCGTCCCAATGCCGACGTTGCCCGCGTTATTTATCGTTAATTTTGCATACGAGGGGGTCGCGTAAAAGTCGGGGAGGCCACCCGTATTACTTCCAGTGTGACCTATTTGAAAATCTCCTTCATTGGTGTTGTTTGTTCTGATGGCCCAATTTCGAGCACTTGATGATGCTCTGTCTACTTTAATCATTATCGTACCTGCGACATCCAATGTAGCACCTGGATTCGTCGTCCCAATGCCGACGTTGCCACCCGATTCAATGATCATATTTGGGACATCGGTTTCATATTTGTCTCGGTTTGTGTAGAATCGAAGATCCATAGGACCATTTGTACCAGATATCTTAGCTGACATCCCAGCATAATGTGGTGGATTTCCGTCTGTATCAGGATTTTTGAATAAATAGGCACCAACGAAATCACCAAGAGTTCCAGTGGTATCATCACGTGTGGCGATATACTCAAACCCCGTAGAACTCGAACCTTCGAGGCGTTGACCCCCATTTACTCCCACCGGACTCGCCGTCCCAATCCCGACGTTGCCAGTCGTCGTATCCACAAATAGGTCCGCGGTCCCTACTTCTAAATTTCCTTGGATACTCACCGCCAATGCATTTGAATCTAGTTCTATCGTCGTATCATTCGCTCCACTCAAAGTGTACCCCATCTTCAAAACATCGGCACTCTCGTCGTAAAACACGGCGACGTTTGAGCTCGATGTACCATGGCGCGTCATGACGATACCCAAATCACCCGTGTTTAGATTATTTGAACCCAATTCTATGATTGGATCTGAAACCACCATGTTTATTGTGTTCGCAACCAATAAGTCTCCTTTCACGTGAATATTTGATTCGAACGTTACCTGTTCTGTGAATGTTTTTTTACCCCTGATGTTCGTGTCACCAGATTCGAGAATCGTGATCCTCGAAGAGTTGTCACTCAAATCATTGGCAACGGTCGTGATCCTCGAAGAGTTGTCACTCAAATCATTGGCAACGGTCGTGATCCTCGAAGAGTTGTCACTCAAATCATTGGCAACGGTCGTGATCCTCGAAGAGTTGTCGCTCAAATTCAACACCAAATTATCAATTCTTTCCACGTTGGATGTTAAGCCAATCACATTTGATGATTGAATATTACTAATTACAGAACCGTCACCCGACAGTGTACCCGTGGTGCTGATGCTACCCAGTACCACGAGTTTATTTATACCGATATCGTCTACATATACATTTGAACCTATAGCAAGTGTATGTGTAGGATTTGCGTTTGAAATACCCACTTTTCCCGGAAAAGTAGTTATGTTCGTAGACGCCATTAATATTAATACACAAAAGATTTTACAGAATCGTTACCTATACTAATGCTTTCTAACTTACCATCTGGAGCCGAAGATTTATACTCCACATATATATCTACGCCGTATGCAGTCGTACCCGTCGCACTCGGTTCGAGTATGACCTGTGTCGGTGTGGTAGACACGGTTCCATTCCATGGTTTAGTGTTCGTGTTACCAAACACGGAACCTGGTCCGGTCGCGATATTGAGTGACGACGTCGTACCATCTCTCGTACCACCCTGAACATCGAGACTCATGGTACTGACCTCTTCGTTTCCATGTGTGAGCTGCGCTGTGATTTTCGCATGGAACACATTGGATGCAAAAGTCATCGCCACGTTTGCGAAATCAATGGGTACGCTCACGTTACTATACGAGTAGTGTTTACACGCGAATGCATCCTTGTTTACGATGATACCACCCGAGGACACTGTACCGACATTAGAGTCCAAGAATTGGACGACTTGTGCAGTCGTATTTCCCTGTCCAGTGACTTCTTCTAAGTTATATGCAACTGTAATTTGAACAGCGCCCAAGGTGATTGTACTCCCGAAAGATGCGTCGCCGTGTACGACGAGTACATTTGAACCATCGTCGTCTACATACAAATTGGATGCCACACTCAAATCGTGTTGTGGTGTGGTATTCCCTACACCCACTCTGCTTGTCACTATCAACTCTCCATCTGTGTACACGTTACCCTTCGTGTACAAAACGTTTGAACCCGTATCATCTACCCACACGTTTGTACCTATATCCAATGTGTGTATTGGTGAAATGTTTGCGATACCCACGTTTGCTGTAGTCACGAGACCCGTAGTTTCATTCGTAAACTCTACCGTATTAGATGATGTGTTTCCGTATCTAGTCACGTACTCGAGTGTATATCCAGATACGATCTGTATGCTATCGAGTGTCATCACGTATGCCGAAACGTTACCTTGGATCGTCAATACATTTGATCCCGTATCGTTCACACATAAGTTCGACCCAACACTCAAGTGGCATGTCGGATTTGAGTTCGCTATGCCTACGTTACCGGTAGTCACGATGCTCGTCGTGTTTTGAAATTTCACGACGTTTGCACCCGTTTCGTTACCATTTATGAGTACTTCTTCCAACGTGGATACGACATTTGAAAGTTTAGAACCATCCCCTATGAAATAATTCGCTTCTATGTTACCGGTAGCTACGAGACCTACATCTGTGTTCGTTAAGAGTATGGTGTTTGAAGATGTATTTCCATTATTCACGACATCTTCTAGGGTCGTGACGAGCCCCGTCAAAAGAGAGCCGTCACCGATAAAATAATTCGCTTCTATGTTACCCGTCGCGACGAGAGATACATTTGCGTTTGTCAATTGAACCGTGTTTGAAGATGTATTTCCATTATTCACGACATCTTCCAGTGTCGTGACGAGCCCCGTCAAAAGAGAGCCATCGCCAACAAAATAGGTGGCACTGACGTTACCTGCGACCGTGACCACATTTGATGCGTCGTCATCTACATAGAAATGTGTACCAACGCTTAGATCATGACCCGGGAGTGTATTTGAAATACCGACGCGTTCATTTACGACCAGATTGTTTTGTACCTCGACTTTACCTAAAATGTCCAAGAAAAACACATTACTGTCGGGTAACACGTGATTATCAGTCACGGTATTTTGTGTGTATCCCATAGAAAATCTATCTTCATCCCCGTGGTGTATCAAAGCCACGTTGTGACCAGGATGTTCCATGATGATACCTGTATCAAAATCGTGACTCGGGTTGTTGTTTGCGAGACCCAAAATACGGTCTTCTATCACGAGACTATTTGAAGATATTACATATGAGTTACCAGTGACTATGAGATCTCCGATGATCTCAGTGTCTGCGGTAATGATGATATTTCCGTTATCTTTGCGGATCGCGGAATCTACGAGGTAATTATCGGCGCCAACGATTGGAATGTAATTTTGAGTGAGTCCACCTATGGAAACGTTTTGGGTCGCCGTAAATCCAGTCGCACTTATTACGTTAGTAACTGTATTACCTGTGTTTACGACCTGTTCCAAAGTTTGAAGTTTTGTGAGTAGGTTTTCGGGTGCGATCTTTTTCATGTCATTATTCGTTTCGTTCACGTACACATAGTTAGGAGCCGAAGATATGGGTGCATTTGGAATGTCATTCGAACGACCCACACCAGTGACGAATATGATACCTTGTGACGGATGAGCTTTCACGACAATACCAACATTTTGTATCAGATCGGTTAAACCATATGGTTTAACGTTCGATAGTTCACCATGATTTACATTGCTTACATACACGGTTTCACCTTCAATAAAATCAGCCGGAATTCCATCCGAACGACCAAAGGATACACACGTACCTTGTTCATTTATCGCCAAATCATTCTGTAAAATACCGATAGCAGGCATACGATTCGGGTCTGAAGCGTCTGCCAAACGCACGTTGAATATATCATTACCCATTGATCCAATCGCATGAACAACATCACCTTTTGACATGGGTGATCCATTTGTATTTTTTACACGTACGACTGCATGGTCTAAATAATCATTTACCCAAGTACTACTTGCTGTGTCGTATGTGATGATTTGTGAGTCTGATGCACCCACAATTTCAATATCATTGAGTTGTCCCAAATTTACACCCACATTAGACGTAAGATTGGTCACAAATGCCGTTGTTGGATTTGTAAATTGAAGAATGTTGGACGTTACATTTCCATTATCCGACACTTCTTGTAAAGTTGCCGCGATGTTAGACAAAAGTCCGCCATCACCGAGAAACACATTAGCCGTGACATTTCCACCGACCACCACGTTTGCATCCACTTCTAAACCAGTCACTGCATTGTTCAAATGGAGTGTTTGGGTGGTCACATTTCCATTCAAAGCGATTTGTTCCAAATTACTCGCGATGTTAGATAGGAATCCGCCATCACCAATAAATGATGATGCAGTCACGTTTCCACCTACTATCACGTTCGCTTCCACTTCTAGACCAGTCACCACGTTGTTCAAATATAGTGTTTGGGTGGTCACATTTCCATTGAGCGCGATTTGTTCCAAATTACTCGCGATGTTAGATAGAAATCCACCGTCACCAATAAAAGTTGTCGCAGTCACGTTTCCACCCACGATTACATTCGCCTCCACTTCTAGACCAGTCACCGCGTTGTTCAAATAAAGTGTTTGGGTGGTCACATTTCCATTGAGCGCGATTTGTTCCAAATTACTCGCGATGTTAGATAGAAATCCACCGTCACCGATGAATGTGTCTGCCGTGAGATCACCATACACGTGTACGTTGATCGCGTTAGATGTATCCGGTATTAATTCTGAATCTTCGTGTGAACTCAAGGTGTGCGAAATGATGAATTCATTACTCGCACCCCTGTAACCGAATGCCACGTTCGAATTTCCTTGATACACGAGTACTATGATACCCGTGTCTAACGAAGAGCTCGTGTTATTTGCACCAAGCGCTAATATTGGATCTTCTACGAGTAAATTTTGTGTGGAGAGATACGTCGTGTTTCCGCGAACTTCGAGGTCTCCGTAAATGAGTGTATCACCGGATACAGATAAGCTACCCGTAAAGGTCGCATCGTCCCCGTAAAAATCAACGCCGGTGATGTTATCATCCGCGAGTATCTCACCCCCGACGTGTAAAGTCTTTTGTGGTGTCGGTGTGTTTATACCGACGCTCCCGGTTGTAATGAGAGACAATGAGTTAGATATAGATATGGTTCTGTCTGTCGCGTTACCGTATTCAGTCACATGCTGAAGACTGATGTTTGATATAGCGCCACCATCACCCGTGATGACACCAGTAAACACGGGGCTTTCTATGTTTGCCTTTATGGCCACGTTTGATTGAATATCCGCACGAAGGGCGACGGTATTCGCAGCCATTTCACCACGGATGATGGATAGGTTAGAGTGCAAATCCGCTCGAAGTGCTACTGTATTTGCCGCCATTTCACCTCGAATGGTCACGGTGTTTGCCGCCATTTCACCTCGAATGATCGCCAAGTTGGAGTGCAAATCACCTCGTAAAGTCACCGTGTTCGCCGCCATCTCATCTCTCAAAGTGAGTGTGTTTGCGGCCATCTCATCTCTCAAAATATCCACGTTGGATTGTAAATCTGCTCTCAGAGTCACCGTGTTTGCAGCCATCTCACCTCTCAAAATATTCGCATTCGATTGTAAATCCACCCGTAAGGTGACAGTGTTTGCGGCCATCTCGTCCCTCAAGATATCCACATTGGATTGTAAATCCGCTCGTAAAGTCACCGTGTTTGCAGCCATCTCACCTCTCAAAATGTCCACGTTGGATTGCAAATCCGCTCGTAAGGTCACTGTATTTGCAGCCATTTCATCTCTCAAAATGCTCACATTGGATTGCAAATCTGCTCGTAAGGTCACTGTATTTGCAGCCATTTCATCTCTCAAAATGCCCACATTGGATTGGATGTCTCCTTGAAGAAGAATCACGTTGGCGGTCAAGTCACTAAATTTCACTACATTTGAAATATTTGAACCGTCACCCGTGATGTTATCCGCTGTGAGGTTACCATACACTCGCATTTCTATGGGATTTGACGTATCCACCGTGATGTACCTATCACTCGCGGAACTATGCGTGTATCCAATCACATATTCATTACTCGACTCTATGAATGCCGCGGTGACGTTAGATTCTGGGCGCGTCATCACGAGACCGAGATCAAAACGGAAATCTGAATCCGTGTTATTCTCCCCAAGTTCAATGATGGCATCTTTCACTCTAAGATTTTCTGAAGAAATGAGTGTGGTTTCACCCAAAACAGTCATATTACCGGTGATGTACACATCACCACCCACAGACAATTCGTGCATTGGATTTGAATTTGCGATTCCCACGTTGGATGCGGTCACGAAACTCGTCGTAGGATTATTAAATTCTACTGTTTGTGTCGTTGTGTTTCCTTCCTCTGTGACACCCTGTAGATTCTGTGGAGCCACAGTGGCCCCAGTATCTATGATTTCTTTTGTGGTTATATCGTAACATAATGCATTCGATGTAAACCCCGTGTTTGTTCGAATGGGTGCTATATACAAACCCCCAGCTGACGCCTCTATGACGTTAGACGAAGCATTTATAATTATGGTGTGTAGTGCTTGTTCATCTGGAACATGCTTACCTATCCTGATCCTCTCGGATTTTTCGATAGTGTTAAGGTTTTTCACCATTTATATTAGAGCTCATTTTATTTCTGTCCATCCAGATCTCTTATAGACGTAGAGTGTGTCGTTTTCTATTTCGTATACCATGAGACCTGGCTCGGGATTTGGTATATTTTCTATGTCCGACAGAGTCATTCTAGGCAATAAAAACCCACTCGTTTTAGATTCGAGTGTGAGAATAGCAGATGGGTGACATTTGTGTGTGCCCAAAGCTAATTTACCATTACCGTCAAGAGTCATGTTTGAATTCAATTTACCGTTCGTACCCCTCGTTTTAAAGACAAGACCACCTGGATTACCCGCCGTCGTACCATTATTCGCTTTCGTGTATCCATTGATCTCCGCGAAACCGTTTATATTCAATGATTTGACTTCACCCAATCTAGATGTTACCTGTGGTACTCCATGTGTAGAAAGAGTCCCAGAACGCACTCTCTCAGTTTTTATTTCGTTTGCGGACACCGTGTTATTCACTACGAGGTGTATGTCCGTCACGTTAGAACACATCATCACGTGTTCGAGAGATACATTCGAAATTAAGTGTCCGTCACCTTCGAGTGGTGCATCTTCGAGTGTTTGTATGCGCTCGCGTATGAGTGGTAAATCATTCGTCAAATCCAAACCGGATTCACATGCATTTACACGTTTTTCAAGTGGTTCAAATCGTGTAACCTCTTTGTGTAAATAATTGAATGTATCCAGTTTAATTTTAATCACATCGACTTCATTGAATCTATTGAGTGTGTTCTCCACAGCTGATATTCTATCTGTATTGGATTCCACGACCGGTACGATCTTTTTAGTTTCGTGAATGATGGGTGTTTGTGTGTTTATAAAGTTCACATCTTTTCTGAGTTCTTGAATCTCTGGGAGAACTCGCACCTCTTTTCGAAGCGTCGCTATATCATTTTCACACACAGATATTCTAGGAAGTTCTTTTTCGATCGTAGACACACGTGGTTCTACGCGAGACACTCTGCTTTCTAGAAGTGGAATTGCGCCTTCAAGTGGTGAGAAACGTTCAGTCTCCTTTTTGAGTGCGTCTATTTCCGCTTCAAACACGGGTTTAGCTTTTTCAAGTGGTTCAAATCTGGGTGTTTCCTTTTCGAGTGCCGATACTCTCGCGTTCGTCGCGTCAAGTTCCACTGATTTTGTGATTCCATGAAGTGTCGTGCCGTCACCGTAAAATGATCTAGCGATAACTTTTCCGTCCGAGTTTATATTTCCTTTCGCGTGTATGCGATTGTTTACGTACACGGAGCGCCCAACATTTAGGTCATTCGTGATGTCTAATATGTTGAAATAATCATTAAAATCCGTGATTTGATTGAGTCTGATATTAGACAAGAGGCCGCCATCTGCTTTGAGATCACCTATGACGTGTAAGTTTTCCACAACTTCACCTATGTCTATGTTTAAATCATACTGGACATTAGACAAGAGTCCGCCGTCACCCACAAATCGCGTGGCTTCGATGGATCCATTGAATTTGGTACTTTCACTCACGGTCAAAAGACCCTGTTTTTTATCGTGTAAGACACGAATGCCATGTATGTCTAGTCCCACATCTGCACTCTTTTCACATCCTTCTCCCACGTGTAACACCGGGGTGTACACATGTTGTTCATTAATCATGGACGCGTTGACAACTTCCAAGTTTTCAACTTGGAGATCGCGGAGTTTTAGTTTTGTTCCTCCTATGTCTACTACCTCTTTCGTGATCGAATCATACGCAAGTAAGTTCGACGCGTTTGCATTTCGTATTGGACTTATGTATAATCCGCTGTGTTTTATATCACGAATGGTTTCATCTGATGCGTTAAACACAATGGAGTTTCTTGGCTGACCGGAATCCGTGAGTCTTCCGAGTCTTACCGTATCGGTAGGCTGATTCAAACCAGAATTCTTTACCATTTAATATAGCGATGCATTTTAATTTGCGTATACTAAACCGGCCATACCATTTTCAACTCTCAATATGTTGTAATTGACCGCATATATAGGGTCTGTAATGTTCATACTTTCACTGATAATCTTTGCCGAATCGAGACGACTAAAGTTGAGTGTACCTGTAGGTTGTAAGGAGCTCGTCAAAAGACAGAAGCAATACAAAAAAATATCTGGAGATGTCACAAAGTTCGTGTGGTAATACGCCATCACGTCTATGAAATGCGGTTTCGCCCATCTAAACTTACCTATATCGAGACCATTTATGTTTAATTTAACACGGTTGGACTTAGATGTGAGTGCGCCATTTGATGTTGTGTCGGAACACGCGATGTATTTCACTGGATGATTAAATGTAAGATCTTGAATCTGTTCACCCGATGGAATGTTCTTTTGAACTTGGGTGATCAACATTTCGTGATTTCTAGACGCGATGTTGCCGCGTTCTTCGTTATCCAAATAGTAATAGTTCGCATATACATCGTAGTTATAGTTCGAATTGACACCGCTTCCCCAATATATACGCAATTCTACGTTATGGTAATGAAGGGCTACAATTGGTAGAGCACATTGTGGACCTTCGCAGAAGAAGAATCTGAGGGGATAAAAGTACGAACGAGAGCTCGTACCACCTGGGTGTGGACCATTTGAGCTCTTCGTGACGTTTTGAGCGAATGTATCTATGGCTATATTTTCTGTAAAGATTGAATCTTGTGAATCTATGAGATGTCCACCAATGTAAAGCTCAACTTTATTTATGATCTGGGACCAATCAGCCTCATCCTTAGCTTCGTTATTGTCGTCCATAGATATGAACACATATCCAAGCATATCGCCGGTCTTCTCAAATTTCACGGATGACATGGAGTCACTTTTCACATTCCCCTGTAACAGTTGTTTTTCAACGGACTGTGAAAAATTTGAATGCCGTTTAAACGTCGACGAGAAAAATGAAATCTCTGGGGAACCCATGATGTGTTCATCTTGGGCACCGATGGCTATCAATTGAACGATACCCGCCGACATTTATAATAATAAAAGGTAAAAAATGTACGTACCTAACGCCCGGACTCTACGAAGGGCATATTCCTGTTTTTGCAGACAAATTTAAAAATCAAAAAGTTATCGGCACCATTCGTGATGGTGGTGCCATTTTCATCTCTGAGAGTACACGTCAACCTGTCAAGTTTTCGGATTGGCGTAACATACTGGGTCACGACATCGTATTCATTCTTGAATACAATCGGGTTAGAACCATCCTGGACCAACGTACCGAAGCCGTTGTTCAAAGTGGTCATGCTCGCTTGACCTTCGAAAATATTAGAAGTTCTCTGCGCAAAATTCGTGTTCAATTCCTGAATTGAAATGTGACATACATTAGAGTTCGCCGCATCAATTCTGGCAGCGGAGAGGCGAGCTTGCACAATGTTTTCGAGTGGTTGGCTCAAGTGAACCGTAAAAGTATTTTTACTGTCTTGACCGATTGTATCCACGATTATCGAGTGATACTCGTATTCAAAATCCGGTAGTTGTGTGCGAGTCGCAGTCACAAGAGACATTTATAATAGCTTAGATTAAAGATCCACCGATTCCACCTACGATCTTCGCGTTAGCGCTATTGCGGACAAACACTTGGTCACCACATATACCACCTGGAGACAAGGACTTGGTGTAGTAGGAAGACTGCTTGGATCCTGGAACACAGTCAATGTTGTGTGGCAAATCGAAGAGGGATGCTTCACCTTCTTCGGACGTCTCAATGTTGATTGGTCTGGGCTGGTACTCACTACGGACTCGAGCACCTGCGAAGGTCGCCAAGACCGACAAAAGACAGAATATGATGACGATGGCTGTGAGGGTGTTTCGGTTTGTGGCGTTAAGCTTCATTTATTATGTATCCAACATTTTTATATAAAGTGCGTTAAAGAATTTGGATTAGTTTCAAAGTACAGAGTAATGGACGGTGAAATCGTACTCGACCGCACACATGGTCATGTCATGAAACTAGATGATAACGAACAGGCGTTGATGGATGAAATTGAGATCGAAGTTCCACGCCCAAGACCTGTGCGACTCGCACCTAAACCTTCTGTGTATCGCCCGCCAGTGCATCAACCAGATGTTCAAGAGGGTATCGATGCCTTTGCAAATCCAACGAAACAGAGCGCTCCTCCACCACCACAAGACGAGCCAGTCGATTATGGTGAGTATGAAGAGGAATACGAGCAGCAACCATACATGCAAGGTGACTATGCGATGCAAGAAGAAGAGCGCCCTTCCCCTGGATACAAAAGCATAGACGAGGAGAAGGCGGATCTCGTAAACAAGCTCAGTCGTCTCGAAAAGAAGGGCTTTACTGTGAATAAGCGCTTGAATGTGTACTCAAATATAGACGATTTGAGAACCGAAGTGAAGAGAATCACGTATAGCATCGATGTAGACAAGTCTATTAAGTTCTCCAGGCGCATGCTGATCGCGTGTGTGACGGGTCTCGAGTTTTTGAATAAGAAATACAACCCATTTGAAATCCAACTTGAAGGTTGGTCTGAAAACGTGATGGAAAACGTGGATGATTACGATGAAGTGTTTGAAGAGCTGTATGTGAAATACAGAACCAAGATGCATGTCGCCCCAGAAGTCAAGCTCATAATGATGCTTGGTGGCTCTGCGATGATGTTCCACTTGACAAACAGTATGTTCAAGTCTGTCATGCCTAACATGAATGACATTCTCAAGCAAAATCCGGGACTCGTGCAAAACATGGTTGATGCCGTGAAGAACACGACTCCGAGAGGTGCGATGGACGCACAATCGAGTGAACCATCTGGGGATCGTTATGAAATGAAGGGTCCCGGTATCGATATCTCTAGTCTCATGGGCAACATCATGATGCCCCCAGCTCCACCCATGTCTACGTCAGCCCCGGAGCCGATCCCACAAATGGACGATGACGATGACGATGCAATTTCGGATATCGTGGATGCTCCAGAAGAAGCTGAAGATGAAGATGATTTAAAGGAGGTCAAGGTCACAGGAAGCAGCAAGGGAAAACGCGGACGTAAGAAGAAGTCCGTTGAAATAAATTTGTAAGCGTACAGTATAAATGATAGGGTACTGCCCCATCGAGGAAGAACCGCCAGTGCGCGTTCCTCAGATGCGTGCTCCATCTCAGAGAGCTCCGGCTAAGAGCTCTCGAATGGAAGACACGGAAACGAACTATGTGGTCTTATTCTTTATCGCCGGCGTTCTCGCGTTGGCCGCCATGGATTCTATTAAAAAGTAAAAAACACCCTTTTACCATTCACACAGCACGTGAATCGTAAAAAGATAAATTTAAGCGTTTTCGAGGTCCTCGACCATTTCCCGGAGTTCGTTGATCGCAGCCACCGTGTATGTCATTATACTATAATAATCTAACTTGGCATATTCTTCGCCCCAGTCTTCGTAATTAGGTTCGTTCTTCGTTTCGTTCGGTGTGGCATCTTTACCGGGTATCACAACGTGACGTATTTCGGGTGCATCGTAGTATATATCCTGCGCTATAAAACCCGTTTCCACTCGCCCATCTTTTTCATACATCACCGGGTTAAGTTTTGAAAGAGTGTCAAGTGAATTTTCTATGACGATTACGTTTGATTTAATTCTTATATCAGACGTACCAGAACCCCCCAAATTTGTGATTCCAGCACCATTTCCATATAGATATTCTCCGTACACATTTCCATTTACCACTAAATTTGAATATCCACCCGGATTGTCTTCGTAATAACTCGTACCAAATGATATTGAATGTAATGGATTTGTGTTATGTATACCAACTCTAGCGCTTCCAGATGAAGGGTATGATTCTGTGATGAAATGTGTAGTTTGTGTGGGTCCATCGACCCATTCAGGTAAACCTGAACTATTTATAGCCAAAAATTGACCGGTATTACCCTTAGGTAGACGGGATAAAGTGTCGGTGGCAGAAGCATAGAGTATGTCTCCTTTTGTAAAACTTGTGATTCCGTTTGTAGATGTCACTATTATGTTACCTTCAAGTGAAGATAATCTAAACTCTATATTTAACACCGATGGTACCGAACCCCACTCCGGTATACCAGATGATCCTACAGTTAGTACACTCCCTTGTGTGGTACTTATACCCAAATTAGATAAATTCCCGTTAGTAGGTGCGTACAATAAATCACCTTTACTGAAATCGTTCGTGATACCACTTGTGTTTGTTATGATTGTTGTTTGTGCGAGTGTATCTATTCTAGATGAATTGTCGTCTAAATCACTCTGTGAAGCGACCGATGTTATGTTAGAACCATCACCATAAAAAATGCTCGCCGTCACGTTTCCGGATACTGCAACATTTCCACTTGTTTCAAATGAAGTCGTTGGGTTTGAAAAAGTGACGAAGTCCGTAGTACTACTACCCCTTGTGGTGACCTGTTGGAGCGTCGGTGCGACGGATCCCTGCCCAGATAAATTAGACAATTGTGAACCATCGCCTATCAAATACCCACCCACATCTAAATTACCACCAATTTCTATGCTATGTGATGTTGTGTTTCCGCTATCTGTGACTGTCTGAAGATTTATAACATCGTTTTTTAGTAATTTTTGTGTATCTCTCCCCGTCGAACAACACGGCATTCTAAAATTACGTTTTATTATTTTTTAATCGTTCTATGCGCTCCCTGAGTTCTTGAATTGATTTTACTACATAGGCTACTAAGTGTGGATATCTTAAACACGCGGGGCGTTTTCCCCAATCCGAATAATCAGGTTCTGGTGCGTCGTCGTTTGGATTCGCATCTCTATCGGGCCACACAATGTGTCTTAGTTCTTTTGCTTTGTAGTATACCTCTTGGGCGATTAAACCAGAACTTCTTTTTCCATCTTTGTCATACAATTTTGGTGTGAGTTTAGCTAATTTATCAACTGCATTTGATATGCTATTTATTTTTGTTTTCCGTCTTCGATCACTATATGTAAGAAGATACCCAGCTTTACCTAATTGAGAGCCAGGACCAGTACTAGGGCTCACTATATATACATTAGGATGTTGTGTGAAGTTGTCTATCACTAAAAGACTTCCATCTCCGTGATAATGACCTGTTATCTTAATAGGTCCTTGAACGTACCAATGAAACTTTATATCTTCTGGATGATAATTATTACCATTGGGATCTGGAATATAACGATTGGTAGCTGAATATTCTATACCCGCTTGATGATAAAACATCCCCTGTCCAAATTTTATATCAAATAGGTTATAACTAGGACCTATATAAATTCGATAATCAATATCTGTGATTTCATTGCTCAATCGATTCTTTATTTTTAAAAAATTACCAGATCCATCTTCGTCATGAAAAATTGGTAAAATAACTAGACCCGGTAGTGTATAATATGTTTCTAGGTTACTAGTTGGGTGTAACCACATAATGTTTTCACCGTGTTCATCCATGCGTAAAAGTCTTCCAAATCCAGTTCCATAGTCACCGAACGTAACATACGTATTATCAGCGCGTGTTTCTCTTTCTAAGTTTGCTAATTTATTTGTATCTTGTGCGTACAGTATGTCTCCTGTCGCAAGGGATGAAATCGTATTCGTATTTGTAAATATGACATTTTGTTCCATAGATGTAAGTCTATCCAGTATATCACCCGTGATATCTGTAAATTCTACGTCAACCCATTCGGGTTGGTGAGATGTAATATTGGCGAATAACACTTGATTCGTTGAACCTATGGTGAGTCTATCTAAAATCCCGTCGCTCGTGGATACAAGTAAATCACCCTTTGTAGCGTCTGTGAGTCCACTCGTATTTGTGATGATGATATTAGATTCTGTCGCCGTTATTTTAGAATCAAGTACAGAGAGTTTATACACATTCGCTACACCATTTAAAAATTCACCATTCCCAATGAGTTCTGAACACGTCACGTTTCCGTTTATGATTACGTTTCCGCCGACGTACACGTCTGAAAATGATACCTTGTCGCTCGTAGACGGGCCGTAGCCTGTGACCGTTTGTAAGTTTGGCACACCCGGATTACTAGGAACGTCCGTGACGAAACCGGCGTCTCCAAAAAAGAAACCGTCTACGTCCACGGAATCAAACACCCGTATTCCGTGCGTGGTGACATTTCCCTCGTCTGTGACTGTTTGTAAATTTGATTGCAAACTATATATGTCATCGTAGTACTTTCTATACGCTCGACCCCTCGCATCACACGGCATCTTGTAATTAGGCTACAATTTTATCAGACACTGCCCTCGCGCGAAGTCATCTGGTTCTTCCTCTTTCATTTTAGGCATTTTGAACCCACCCTGTTTATACACACGCAGGCGTTTGTTATACATGGCGTGACACACCGACCACTGATCGAATATATCATATATGTTTGGGTTGTTCTTCTTCCCTTTAGTCTCACGCATGATTCTACCGATCGACTGCACGATGTCTGATTTAGGTGTCGCTAGAATCACTGTGTCAAGTGTCGGTATATCCAGACCTTCGTGAGCTTGACTGAACGTCGCGAAAATGATCTTCTTCTTACTAGATTCAGTAAGGTCAGCCTCCTTCATACCCCCCATGTAGAGTCCAGATGTTGTGGGGAAACATTGATGTAAAAACATGCAGTGTTGGCGGCGGTCACTTAACACGAGTAATTGTCTCGTACCTCGAGTGATGCGTTTAATCAGGTCCACTAACATCTTGTTTCTGTCACGGTTCTCTGTGAGTTCCGTGATCATCGTGGAGAGTGAAAGCTTCCCGAACCGTGTACACGGCGGAGGGTCTCTGAATCGAGGACATTCAAATTCAATGGGAAACACCTCCACGTCTTGTTGATTCTCTCGTTCTACCGCAAAAAATGTGGGACCCATGAACCAGTGAAGCACCTTCGTGAGCCCGTCCTTTCTGTTTGGTGTCGCCGATAAACCAAATATGTGTTTGGGACACATCTTAAACAGGGATTGGCTGAACACTTTTGCACATATGTGATGTGCCTCGTCTACTATGACTGTACCCACGCTATCGAAATCACCGAACGAGTATTCCTTGAGGGACAGAGACTGTAACATGGCGATGACGAAATCATTGTCTAACTCCTTCTTGTTTTGTTGGACACGACCAATGGTCGCACCCGGACAAAACTGTTTGATGCGCTCCTCCCACTGATTCGCGAGGAATTCCTTGTGTACAATGATCATGGTTCGGTATCCGAGTTTACATGCGATGGCTAATGAAACGGTGGTCTTCCCAAACCCGCACGGTAAGCTGAGAACCCCGTGACCCGCGTCAATAGCTGCAGCAAGTGCGGCGTTCTGATGGGTGGCGTCCCGGAGAGTTCCGTTGAATCTGGTAGAAATTCGTGTAGGCACAGGTCGTTTATCTTCCGTGGGTTCTCCCAGTTTACTAGTTCCGTAATATCTTGGAACGCAGATTCCATTCTTAGTTGGTCTAAATACCTTGAAAGGGGGAGGAGGAAATCCAAAATCATCATTAACTATGGCCCTTACCGTGAGCTCCTTTTTTATTTCTGGGGGTGGATTATTTATGATGTATCCACTCCGTGTGAGCATTCTAATGTATTAAAGAGTAAAAACTTTAATAGACTAGAATTATGCCTGTTATCAACGTTGAATCGAATATCGAAAAGTTGACGAATGATCTAGAGAAGTTACATCAAGAAGTGTATAGACTTCAAGGAAGTCTCCGCGTGTTCTTGGGATTTAAGGAAGCGGGTCTAGAGGAGATTGATGTTCCGGACATGGAAGAGAAGGAGTCTGAATCGTCTTAATGACCCACGCGTATCCACTATGATTCGCGACGTTCCAAGCACCACTAAAATTTGCTATTAGTTTGACTTTGTCACCCTTAGCTAGAGATTGTACGGGTGTGTCACCTTCTACGGTACACATCACACGTCTGTATCTGAATGGTACTTTTATAGTCAGAACGTTACCTTCGAGTGGGTCGTCCACTCGACCTTTATTCATGATAAACCTAGATTTGGATTCATGTAGACCATGTATGTAATCACGCGTTCTATCGTTTACGATGACACGCATATACATTTTTTCGTTATATTCATACATGGGTTCATACACTTCACACTCTATAGGTATCATCGCTTTCTTGTATATATTGTTATTAAAATTAAAGCTATAAGTATGAATAGGATGTGTGTGACTAACACAGGTTGAAGAGGATACCGAGTACCGAACTGCTCGTGACAAAACGAACGACCGACCTCTATGGCCGCTTCCATACTCGAATAGGGTGTGTATCTAGGAGACATCATACCACACAGAGCCACGTGTTTGTTCTCGCCAAAGAATGGTACTTGTCCGTAAAGACTCAAAACACCCGAGGACTGTTCGAATTTCCATGTACCATCCTTCCATTCGGCACCCCACCCTATGCGTACATTTCTGGGTTCGGGAACACCGAGTTGACGAATTACCTCAGATTTCAAGGTATTTTCGTCCATGGATAACACGTGTTCGGTAAGATCACACACGACACATGAGATGGTCTTACCATCGGCGAGAACCACGGGTTGTAATCGAAGTGGCGTCTCCATACCGATTTCCAAATCCGAACGTATTTGTACGGGTTCATCGTAGTCAATCAATACGTTAATACACCCGTAAGTACTCGGGCCTATCTTTTTTAGTGCATCTTCACCCCAATTGTTACCAATTAATTTAAGTGCTTTACTATTGTCTACACACAACACGAGCAAACCATCGTTTATGGTCACACCGTCTGCGAATGTAGCCTCGTATCCGTCTTCGAGGTATTCCACAGAGTGCAACTCTGTATTAAACATGAAAGTCGCACCCTTCCTGAGAAGTGCCTGTTGCATGGCATCGCTCATCACTTTTCCGGAAACTCTCTGTGTGTACTGTTTAGACATGCCCACGTGGTCGAAACTTTTTACGAACTCATAGGCTGACATGGTCTCCCAGTCAACTCCATCCATGATGAACGTGAGTGTTTGAATCAAACGTTCACCATTCGTCGTCATGGATCCCAAAGCATCTTTGAGGGACACGGACTTGTATTTGATAGGTCGGGCGAGCACGCGTCCCGCGAGAGACGCAAGAATCCCATAGTCTTTGATACCTAAATTTTTGAAAACGGTTTTATAAACATCCGTCTTCGCGGGCTGAAATACGTCGCCCCATTTTATGCCCATCTCCCTGAAAAGACTATCTATGTTTACGAAGGCGTTATCAAACACGATTCTATGTGCGTGTAAATCACGGGTCTCTGTTTCTGGTTCCCACCACGAACCACCCGCCGATTGTTTGCGATCGTATACGATGACCTCATGATCCGTGGACCTACAAAGTTCCCAAGCTATGGACATACCTGTGGGCCCGGCACCCACTATGTGTACACGCATTTATAATAAGGTACCAAAAAATTTAAGCTGGAAGATACAACACGTCACGCGTGAGTTGGTAAAACACGAGGAGAGATATGGTCAAGAGCGTTTGGAAGTCGAGATATTCCATGGACATGATGAGTAGAAACACGTTAAGAATGACGTGCATGGGTACAGGTTTTTCTGGTCCGTATTTCGTGTAGAATCCGTACGTCGCTCCACCGGATAACAGGAGTGCATTGATCGCCGTGGCGTAGGATGGTCGATACAAGAACCACGCGGTATACAGAAGTGAGACGTAAGATATGAATATGGACCGTCTACCGAGTTCCTTCATGCTATCCACGAACAATAGAGGTTTCCTTTCCAAAAGTTTGGATTCCCAGTGTGGACCAAGGATTAAGTAGGAAACATAGAGGATCATGAAAATGTACCACATTATTTATTAGTATCCTAGAAAAAAAAATAAAAAAAAATATTTTTTTCGAAACTTTTTTCTAAAAAAAGAAAGTGTAAAAAATATTTTTTTTTCTAAAACTTTTCCGAGAGAAATCGTATGTATAAAAAGTACTTTATGGTTTATTTAGACATACCTCCTATATAAACTCCGTCATTTGGTTTAATTTATACATACCTATATTATTGTTACTACTTATTTTTTAGGATAAAAACAAAATAAAAAAAATATTTTTTTCGAAACTTTTTTCTAAAAAAAGAAAGTGTAAAAAATATTTTTTTTTCTAAAACTTTTCCGAGATTCTATTAAAGAAATAATCCGAAACATGCCTAGAGATGAACCCATTGACGAGAGCTTATAACTACCACGTGATGCGCACGGTGAGTAAGACCGTCGTGCCCGGATACAAGGGTAAAGAACCCGTCGGATGTGAAGCGGACATGCGTCGAAGAACCGTGGAACAAAGTAAAGTACATTTGATACACAAGACTGTTTGGGATCCCGAACGAATGACGTACTTCACGAAACATTACCTACCCGACGGAACTCCTTACAACGCTATGACATTAAAGAATAAAATATCATCATAACGTAAGGATGCTGACATGCATATCATCAATAAAAATAATACCACCGCACGTCAAACATAAACGTAACACGTGGAAGTTTGCTGCGGAATTTTTGTGGCGTAAGAATTTTGTAAAAAATCAATCCGAACTGGGTGCGTGGACACGAGATCAGTTAATAGAGCTCGGCCCTACATTTGTAAAATTAGGTCAGATTGTATCAACGCGCGCAGACCTTTACCCTGTAGAGTTTACACGAGAACTCGAATCTTTACAGGATAACGTCCCTCCGATAGACGTGGAGTATGTAAAAGATGTTGTAAACGCAAACGATGTATTTTTGGAGTTCGACTACGAACCTTTTAAATCGGCGAGCATAGGACAAGTCCACATGGCTAAACTAGTAGACGGTCGCGAAGTCGTGGTAAAGATAAAACGACCGGGTATTTACGACATTATGAAGAGAGACACAGATAACATACTGGACGTGGTGAACTTTTTAGAGCGCATAGGAATCGATACGGGTGCGACGTCAGGTCTCGTGCTCGAAGAGTCAATAGAGTATCTCTTGTCTGAATCTGACTACGACAAGGAGATGTACAACGCCAAACGTATGCATAAGGCATTCAAAGGTGTGAAATGGGTGAAGATACCGAAAGTGTATGATACGTTTTGTACAAATGATATGATCGTGATGGAATACGTCAGTTCAAATAAACTCACGGAGATAACAGACGATAAAGTGAACTCTAAGAAGATCTGCGAAGCTTTGATAAGATCTTACGTGATTCAGACGATGGACAAAGGTCTATTTCACGCGGACCCACACCCTGGAAATTTGGGTTTCTCGGATAAGGGTAAACTCGTGTTTTATGATTTCGGTCTCGTGATCGATATATCCGATGAACTCAAGGTAGGTTTCCAAGACCTGTTTAAATGTATCATAAACAGGGACACGAAAGGTATGGTTGATACATTGATACGACTTAATGTGATCGTACCCACGACGTCAGACACGAGTGATATTGAAATATTTTTCAAAACGACGCTCAACTATTTGGAAACTTTGGACGTAAATGCGTTTAAAAATGATGTATTAGACGACGAGATACTCATGTCACTCGCCGAAAAGAAACCATTCACGATCCCAACATCATTCGTGTATCTCGCCAAGGCATTTTCTACGGTGGAAGGTACGTGTATAAAGTTAGACAAAAATTTCAATTATTACGATTACTTGGAACCTATGATTCGAGATCAGTTAGTTGATTCGTTCGATATTCAAGACATGTTTTCGACATCTTTTGAGATGCCTTCGCGGATAAGAAACATAAGTAAGGCTGTTCTGGGTTTGGAAGAATCCAGAGCATCCATGAAAAGGTCACTAGAAAAGACAAGGTGTGAGGTGCGATACGCGCAATATAGCGTTCTGTCTGCGGTGTTTGCCAGCACTATGACGGAAAATGGACCAGCATTCGTTTTATTGTTTACAATAAGTGTGTGGTTTGCGTTTACTTCTCGTAAAAATCGATAGAAACTTCTTCCTTTGATTTCTTTTCGTCAACAAAGAAAGATTTATGGCTTTCCAAAATCTCACGGGATCGAGTCTTCTCACCCTCCGCGATTTCTGAAAGCTTTTCTCTGATACTATGGAAATCATCCGCGCGTTGTTTCTTCATCTGTTTACCGTATTTCTTGAACTTCTTGCGAATAGACGTGATATTTGCTGATGTGGAGGCTGCGATGACAAACATTTACTATTTCTTAAGATTTTTTTTAGGATGTGATTACAAATTAATATTAAGACGCTTGAGTTTATCCTCAAACTCTCTACGTTCACCCGGTGACTCGATCTTTTCACCGGTGGCGATGGCCCTGATTTCTGGTCCAGTCAAGTGCATAGCATCCATACGGAAATCCTTGAACGCCTCCATCGTGACGGGGACGAGTGGTTGCACGAGTTCGTAAATCGCGTTCGCGTATTCGCGGATCTCCAATTGCGCGTGTTCATCCATGCGAAGGTGGAGATAGTGCATGAGATTGTGGAGATTGATCTTCCAATAGAATTCTGTATATGTTGACTGTGGGAGGTTACCACGCGCCTGCTCTCGACATGCACCTTTATCGAGTAGATCTTGATACAACTCGAAAGATTCATTGAGTTTTTCAGAAACCTTAGACGTCAATGCATCACCCACGTCGACAACCCCTTCAGATCCTTGGTTGTTTACCTGTGACTGTCCACGCAGAACGTCTGGTTCATAGTACTGTTTCGGTACGACGGAGTATCTGGCGGAGAGTTCATTGATGCTGGCCATGCGGTGGCGCATATGCTGTCGAGCGATATAGATGGGCATTTTGATATGAAACTTGAATTCGACCATCTCGAATGGCGTGGTGTGCCAGTGTCTAAGGAGATATCGAACAAGTCCCCGATCTCCTCGTGAGGTTTTAGTCCCATCTCCATACGAGACTCGGGCAGATTGGACGATGGCCGCATCCAAATCTTCCCGAGGCATGTGGTCCACGAGGCGAACAAATCCGTGATCCAAGACATTCTTCTGCATGATTAATCATATAACGACTTAAATCTTTAATTCCATGACATCCTTTCTCTCAATCGCCTTAGCAAATAAGGGGTAAGTTCACCAATGTTTCCAAAAGGAACGTATCTGTAATCTATGCCTATGTTTCTACCCATTCCTAAAAGTTGCGCGGTCGCGTATCGATCCTTATCAAACCTCGTCGCGTACCTGAGCGATCGTTCGTTGTGTGTCGCGATGATGGTGTGTACATGTGGACACACGAGTGAATATGCCATCGCCTTCGCGTACTCATTGTCCACATCCGCCTTATTAGAAAATAGGCCTTCTTGTGTTCTCAAGTAGGCACCCCGAACGAGCTTCGCACCTAACATGACTCCATCTTTCTGTGTATCGTTCATGTCACACAAAAGTTCTTGCATCGCCTTTGTTCTATACATTTGGTAAGTCTTGTATACGTTAACGGTGGTTCGTGTGTTATGTTCTGCCATCATATCGTAACATATATCTGGATACAACACGTCTTCGGCATCTATACAGATTTTGACGCCGTGTCGCTTCGCTGTTTTTATGATGGTATGTGCGCAGTCCATAGCTTTGTGTTTAGATTCTCTCGACCCAAAACTCGTAAGTTTTATGGCACACATGGAATTCGGTGGGAGTGTCTTGATGACAGCCTCTGTGGTTCTCAACACGTCAAATGCGTCTCCTAATTTACAGTTTTCCTTTGCGTAATCGACGATGACCCTCTCACCCCTTTTACGTATTACTTCTAGTACACGTGGTAATTCCCGGAATGTTGCTGCATATCTGAGCATTACTTTACTTTAGATATTTTTTGTCTAAATCATTTTTCAATCCGTCTATGTCTTTGTAGTATCTTTTGAGATCTTTCATAAATCGCTTGTTTTTCTCGAGACATTCACACTCGGGTTTGTTGAGGTAAATCCATGCGAGATTAGACTTGGAATATTTGGATTCTTTTTGGTTTTGATTTGGTTTTCTTGGGATGACTTTATTTTTTACAGTCTTCTTGAGGGGTTCCGTGCGCTTCGTGAAGCTGATGGCTTGCATCACTGTGTCTGCGAGATCATCTTTCTTTTTGGAGTCTTTGAATATCGGAAGCCAGTGGGCATTAATTGGATTGGAATTCAAGAAAGCTTCGCATCGTTCGATGGACACTTTCTTACGTTTGAGATACTGGGCTTTACCTGGACCGCACACATCTGGAATCTTAAATTTAGCGTCGTAGATGATCGTCTCAGACTTAGGAGCTTTTATGACAAAGTACGCGTGTAAAAAATTCTCTACCATTTTCATTTTCTTATTCTTATCAGGTTGTTTCTCTATGAGAATGACGTCTGATTCTAGGATCCAAGGACGTTCATCTAAGTGATTTCGCATGGAAATGAATATACCATCTTTAGATTCAGGAGGGACCCCAGATACATCCCAGTTTGCGACGAGGTTTGAATTTTCATTAAATTGGCAAATAGCTAAGTTACGTATACCTACGTCTATACTAAGTATCATTGACTTAAAGGAAATTTATTTCTTTATATACTGTAAATGAAGAAGGTCAATCGATTGAATACCGTCGCAGTTTTTGTTTCGATTGCCATCGTTGTATATTGGTTGTACACACTCAGACGTGAAAACCTTAACGGTGATTCGAAGGCAATCAAGTACGTTCGCGACGCCCCGGAAGGTAAGTTCATCAATCCATTCGTGATTTACGGACTCGCAAAGGAAGAAACGAAAGATGAAGAAAAGCTCGCGCGAATCATCCCGCTCACCAAGTCTGGTGATCGTGAAAAACTCATCGCGTACCTAGAATCATTGTAAATGTGTTTTTGTTTTTAGTGGTCACAGTACACCACAGAGAACAAAAATGATTATTTAGCGTCCAAATCTGGAGATGCCGGCGTTGACACCCTTTTTCATCGCATTTTGGCCAGCGGGGGTTCTACCGAGAGCCACCATGGCGATCACGACCATGCAGCAGCAAACGATGGCCGCGACGATAGCGTATTTCATTGGTCCTGTCATGGCACCAATGACACCCGCCGCCGCATCACCAACGGAGTCCACGACCTCGGCTGCACCACCAGCCTTAGAAGCGGCGGTAGCTTCACCCTTCGCGATTATTTCATTGGCCATTTTGTTGGATGTGATGGCGGAAAGGATGTTCTTGGACACGGCTTGGGCTGCCAAATCCGCGGAAATGTTTTGCTTAAACGAGAGTGTTTCTCCGTTAAGGCAGATGGTTTCACCTATGTAAATAGTTTGATCTTGTACGTTGACGGATTCATTGATGGTGCTCGTAAGGTTTTCTGTTTCGAGTTGGGTCTTTACTATATTTTTAATTTCAGTGTTTATGTTTTGGTTGACATTTTGTCTGTCACCAAACTGCATGTTACCCATCTGCGTCTGTTTGTCGAGAGCGGCGCCTGCCTGTGCCTGGAGTTCAGATACGATTTCATTTTCTACCTGTTGGAAACTTTGAGCAATCTGCTCCGTCGTGGCCATAAAACTCGATGTGATGGTCTGATCCGTACTGATGTTACACCCAACGTTTCTCAGTACCTTGAGGTCCATGCCTTGGATATTTTGCATGGTGTTTTCGTTGACAGTCTCATTTTTAGTTACTGAATTGTACATCACGTCATTAACAACGTTCATGTTAAAGTTTTGGTTGATGGTAGAACTTCCACCTCCACCCATGATTTGTGATGTACCGAGAAAAAAATATAAACTTAAAGACTTAATATACTATTTTTAATATGTGGTGTTGGTGGTGTTGTCACCCATTTGAAGGTAATACCTTAGAATTACCATACAAGTATGATGAGAAGCGTAGTAAATTTTATACGTGTGGTGGATTTTGCTCATGGAGTTGTATGAAGAGGTACGCCATCGATAAGTATGGTATTACGCGCGGTGGGATTATATGTAGTAACATAATCATAATGCGTAAGAAACTCTATAACAAATTAGGATCCATTCGAATCGCACCTCTCCGTGAAGAACTCGATGTGTTCGGAGGACACATGACCATAGAAGAATTTAGGAATAATAGTGTCGTAGACAAAGATAAACCTAACGAGATAGACAAGAAACCCCTAGAAAGTAAAATTATACCAATTATTTCAAACACAAAGAAGATGGATGAAATAAAGAGTGCAACTGGAAAGAACGAGACACTCCGATTAAAGAGAGATAAACCACTCAAACGAAACCAAAACAATCTGGAATCGGCGTTAGGACTCATCATTAAGTCCAAAACGTAAGAGACGCTTTTGTTTATTTGTTGGCTTCGATTTAGGAAGTTCATCTGTTCGGGCACTGTGTACCCAATTTTGGCCATCAAACGCCATCCACTTGATGTCGTGTTTATCTATGACCTTTCTGCATAAAACACACGGTAGTGATATACCTTCACCATAACTGGTTTCTCGGCAAATCACTAACGTACCATATTTCCTGTTAACCCACGACGTAAACTTATGTGCCCGGTATCCCTTCTTGGAGCACGCATGTTGAAGTTGTTTGATGAGTCTTCGCTCTGCGCAACATATGCAATCACTCTGTACAGACTCGAAAAAATTTAGTAGTGTAAGTGGTGACGACCGGAAACTTCATGTTTATTGTATATGAGCGCGTTAGTTTTAAGGTGGTTGCAATTATCACAGACCGAACCTTCAAATACAAAGCAACAGTCGTCGCATTCATTTAAAACGCATATGTTCCTTTGTACAAGTTTGTTTTCAGAGTACAAAATTAAATCTCTTACGGTGTAAATTCCGTACATGACCATAGTCTCCAAAGATGGAAACTTCATCCTATTTACCAAAGCAGCTGCAAACTTTAGATACCTTTAGCATTATGGAGAAACTGTCAATCATTGGTGGAACCATTTTCTTGAGCACGATCTCGAGCTCAGAGTCTTCTTCGCCTTCATCGATTTGTTCGATCAAAGAGTAGATCAAGTCGATGACGAGTTCCTTCTTTTCTGGACCTCTCAAACCCTTGAGCTTATTGACTTCCATCATGAGCGTCGACACGATGCCACAGATGTTTTCCTTGTTGATACCCGTCTTCTTGTATCTGTTAGTCAACGCCTTCATGCGTTCGATGACCTGTTTAGCTTCCTTCGTCTTATCACTCGCGTACCCACTAATGACATTTTCTGGCGCACTATCCGCGACTTGTGTGTTCTCCATTTATGATTATCATAGAAATAAATTCTTTAATTATTAATAATGGACGTCGATAAGACTATCGTATTCGTCGCCATATCGATAGGTGTGTATCAGTTGCTCAGTGGGTTCAATGATATATACAACATGAAAGGTCTTGACGAATATGATCAGACATACGTACTCTCTGGTATTTTCACGAGTCTTCTATGGACGGTGTACCAATACAGGCAAGGTTCAAATTACTACGCCCTGTATTCCGCTGCAGGTCTTGTATTAGGTGTATACACGCTCGCGCAGATGTATCGTCGCCAGAAATACGAGGCCTAAACTCAGTGTGTTTCGCGAGTGTACCCGCGAATTCTAACATTTTACATTTTTCTTCGAACGTTAATCTTCCTGTCTTCTGTATCACATAAGACAGGAGCATTAAGAGGATTCGAATGGAATCCACCACGTGCATATCTAGTTTCTGCAAATTTTAAAAAGTAGTAATTTTCCCTTGTCGGAAACTCCTTCCATAAACTTTCCATAAAACTGACCCGCTGTGATCTGTGTACCGGTCAGGTACGTGATCACCGTATTAGAATTTTTGAATTTTTCGACTGCATCGTAGTGTTCTGCACACCAGCGTTTTAATTTATCTATGTGTGGTTGCGAACGCTCTATTATTTCATTTCTCTTTTTTTTCTCAGCTGAAAACTGAATTTTATATTCGATGTAATCATCGATATCTATGAAATCACCCGCAGTTTTTTCTGGGGGTACGATTTCTGTTTCGGCTGCCACTGCATCATTCAGTATTTTTTTGAGTTGGTCTAGTTCATACTTTTTAATATAATATTCCTCCGTGCCCTCCACGATACCAGATTTCTTGGCATCCAAACCACCTAACGTAGATATTATAGAAATTATACAACTAAATAAACACATTAACAATATAGCGACAACTCGTTTATCCATCTATTGTAGAGATAGATTAAAATTATTCAAACTTCATGTTATTCGCCGTCATTGGCATGTTTTGGGATATTGGTGTGTACGCATTTTGTCTATTTAACTTTGGGAGTTTGCCTCGGCTTCTCAACATCATGAGAATAGAACCAATCATGAGCATCAAGTATCCAATCAAGCTCACGATACCGAAGTTACGGGCAGACTTATCGGCGGAGTCCTTACACTCATTCGTCATGGCAAGGGTCATGGAAGACGCGATAGTACCGAAGATACCGAACAACACACCGAAGACGGCGGCTTCAGACTTCGCAAACTTGGCGAACATGAGCGTCGCGATGGTCGTGATGGCCATGGTCATGGTGTGGCTCATGAAACCATTCAAGTTCTTCCACTTTTGAGAATCTTGGATCTTGCTGCACTTGTTGAACGTACTGACACCAACACCGGTGATGGCGATGTAAAAGATACCCATCATGATAATTATACCGAGGGTACCATTCGACATTTCAAGTTCAACCTTAGCGTTGTTGGCGAGTGCCTGAAGCTGTTTGAGATCTACAGCCATTTTATATGTTATGTACTGAGAAATTTAATCAAGTCTTCCATACCTCTTTTCTGTTTCCATCCAAGTGACTTGAGTTTGTTGGCGCATATGTGATATCGCCTGTCGTTGAATGGCCTGTCTTCCACGTACTCTATCCATGCATCGTAATCTTCCGTGTTTTTGATGGTTTTTATGATGAGCTTGGTCACATCCATGACCGTAAGTTCATGGTCTGACGCTATATTATATATACCACCCTTCTCACCCTTCTTCCAAACCATGTCTACAGCGTCGACCACGTCATCTACATGCATGAATGCCCGTTTCACATGGGCGCTCTTTGTTCCATGAATGGTACATTTTTTGTTTTCTTTGAGGAGTTTCTTGAACTTCGGGATGAGCTTTTCCGGATATTGATTCGGGCCATAGACGTTGTTACACCTGATGATCTTGATATTCATACCAAACGATTCAATGTATGAACGCACAAGCATTTCGGCTGCCGCTTTGGATGCCGAGTAAGGGTTCGTTGGTTTAAGAACGGTTTCACTCTCTGTAAATGGTACGTCTGTGAGACTTTCACCATATACCTCGTCTGTACTGAAGTGAATGAACTCGACGTGTGGTAGGAAATATCTACATGCCTCTATGAGTACGTGTGTTGCATGTACGTTATCCTTCGTAAATGTGAGTGCATTTTCAAAAGAATTGTCCACATGACTCTGTGCCGCGAAATGAAACACGTAATCAAACTTATATTCGTGTATGAGATGTTCTATAAGTTCTGCATTTCCAATATTTCCTTTAATTATAGTCGCCTTCCCTTCGTGTATGTTTTTCACATTTGAACAGTAATCCATTTTATCAACGGTAACAAAATCAATATCCGGATATACGTCTTTCATCCGGTTGATAAAATTGGAAGCAATGAAGCCACATCCTCCCGTGACGAGAGCAGTAGGCATTTATGTATTAGAAATTAGTTGTTTTAAGCCATTTAATTACATTTAAAATTCTTTAGGAGTT